CTATTCCTCCAAACAGAGAGGATGAGTCAGACTACTATATGAGTAGTGGTTTTTTTGGTTCTTATGTTGACATTGAGGGTGTTTTCAAAACTGAATTTGACCTCATAAAAAGATATCGTGAAATGTGTCTACATCCAGAAGTAGATAGTGCGATTGAAGATATAGTAAATGAAGCAGTTGTTTCTGATTCAAATGATACTCCAGTTGAGATAGACTTAGATAATCTTAATGCAAGTGATGGTATAAAAAAGAAAGTTAGACAGGAGTTTAAATATATACTTGATCTTTTAGATTTTGATAAAAAAGCACATGAAATATATCGTAACTGGTATGTTGATGGGAGACTTTACTATCATAAAGTAATCGATATCAAAAAACCAGAGGAAGGAATACAAGAACTTAGATACATTGACGCGAGTAAAATGCGTTATGTAAGGCAAGAAATGAAGAGTAAGGAAGATAAACTTAAAGTAAATAATCTTTTATCAAAAGATCCAACTGATTATCCTTTTCCGAAGATTGAAGAATATTTTATTTACAAT